GCGAACATGGCCAAGAAGCTCATCGAGGACAACGGTGGGTTCAAGGGCACGAAGAACATGCTCCTGGACAACACCGCGCAGCTCAACGTCATCGATGCGCTCAAGGGGCTGTTCAATTCGCAGCAGCAGCTCAAGATCCAGTACGAGGAAGGCGAGATGGGTCGCGCCGCCGGCTTCGACTGGAACTACACGACCGTGCTGCCGAAGGCCCCGCGCGGCGCGGGCACCGGCTATCTCGTCAACGGCGCCAATCAGCGGGGCAGCAAGCTCACCGTCGACACCGGCACCGGCCCCATCTTCAAGGGCGAGATCATCACGATTGCCGGCGTCAACGCCGTGCATCCGCAGACCAAGGCGAATCTCGGTTATGCGCGTCAGTTCGTCGTGACCGAGGATTACGCAGGCGGCGCCGGTCAGATCAGCATCTATCCGGAGATCATTCCGAGCGGCAGCGAGCAGAACGTCACCGGCGCGCCGGCCGACAACGCGGCGATCACCATCGCCGGCACGGCGAGCACGCCCTACAGCGTGTCGCTCGCCTACGTCAAGGACGCCTTCACGTTCGGCACGGTCGATCTGCCCGAGTACCCCGACCGTCCGACGTCGCGCCGTGTGTACGACGGAATCACGATTCGCGTCGTGCAGGGCTCCGACATGGTCAACGACCTGATCATGATGCGCTTCGACGTCATGGCAGCCTTCGGCGCGCTGCGGCCCGAGCTCGCGTGCCGTCTCGGCCACTCTGGCAGCCTGACCCCGCCTGACGCGTAACAGCCGCGTCACTCGGCACGCGAGGGCAGTCACCAGGAACCGAACACAGGAGATCTGAAAATGGGTCTTGCTCCAATCGTCGACGTTGCGAACCGTCACAGCGACAAGGTCGCTGTCCACGGCCGCAACAACCTGCCGCAGGCGATCATCGACTATCGCGCCGGCGGCACCATCGCGCCGCGCCGCCTGGTCAAGTTCGACACCGGCGCCGGCGTCGTCGTGCAGGGCGCTGCGGATACCGATTCCGTCATCGGCGTGTCGGCTGCGGATCGCGTCGCGCTGGCGGGCGAGGATGTGCCCATCGCCGTCGACGGCATCGTCGAAGTCGAGGTCGGCGGCGCCGTCACGCAGGGCGCGCTGCTGTCGACCAACTCCAGCGGGCAGGCTGCGGCAGCCGCTGCGGCCGACGTCGCATGGGGCGTCGCGCTCGAGCCTGCGTCGCAGGCCGGTCAGGTCATCAAGGCCCGCATCGGCGTGCGCGTGACGCTGGCGTCGTAATTGCCGGCGTCGGGCCGTGAAGGTCATCGACCTGATCGCGTGGTCCTTGCGCCTCCTCGGTGTGATCGACGCCGAGGAGGCGCCTTCTGCTGAGCAGGCGACGACGGCCATTCTGCCGCTCAATGCGATGTGCTCGCGGTGGGAGGCGAACGGCACGCCGTTCGGCTGGTCGCCGGTCAGCTCCGCGCAGGATGATCTACCGGTCGGCCCCGAGTATCACGAGTGTCTCGCCTACAACCTCGCGATCAGGCTCGCACCGCAGTACGGCAAGATCGTCGAGCCTGATGTGCGACGCGCGGCCGAGGAACGGCTCGCCGAGCTCGTGCGCGATGTGATGGTTGCGCATCCCATCGAGCCAATCGTCGACGTGCCGACGCCGCAGACCGCGACTGCTGGCGCTGCGCGTCTCGGCTGGCCTGGGAGCTGGTACGGAGAGCCCTGATGCCGCAGCCGATCCCGCTGCCCATCGGCACGTATCGGCTCCCGAACCCGACGCCCTCGTGCCGGCGGCTCGTCAACTGTTTCGCCGAGGAAGCACCTCCAGATCGCCCGAAGGGTCAGCCCGTAGTCCTGCGGCGTGCGCCCGGCATTGCGCCGTTCGCGGACACCGAGGAGCCGGAGGTGCGCGGCGGGATCACGATGCCCGACGGCACGCTGTACGTCGTCGCCGGCGCGAGCATGTACCGCGTCGGCCAGGATGGCACGCTCACGCAGCTTTCCGGTACCAGCATCGGCGGCAATGGGCCGGTGCGCGTCGCGACCAACGGAACCGACATCGTCGTATGCCCGGGCGATGGCACCGGCTACTACACGTCGGACGGCTCGACGGTCGGGCAGATCAACGATCCCGTATTCACGCAGGGCGGCGGCGGCGCAGACCCTGTGTTCCTCGATCAGTACCTCGTTTTCCGCCGGCGGAACTCGGCGCAGTTCTTCAATACGGGCCTCAACTCGCTGACGTTCAACGCGCTCGATTTCGCATCGGCCGAAGGTGCGCCCGGCTACCTCGTCGGTCTGCTCGCGAACAACCGCGAGCTCGTGCTGGTGAAAGAGCACTCCACGGAACTCTGGTACAACGCCGGCAATCCGTCGGGCTCGCCGTTCTCGCGATCGCCGTCCGGCTTCAAGGAAGCGCCCGGCTGCGGCGCTTCGCTCTCGCTCTGCACGCAGGACAATGCGCCGTTCATGGTGGCATCGGATCGCACCGTGCGTCGTCTCGGCTCCGTGTGGGAGAAGGTCAGCCATCCGGGCATTGAGGGCATCCTGCAGCAGATGACGCAGATTTCCGACTGCATCGCGCTGCCGTACACGCAGGAGGGGCACCTTTTCATCGCATTCACCTTCCGGCACGCCGGCCGCACGCTCGTCTACGACGTCACAACGCGCGAATGGCACGAGCGCGACTCGATCATCAACACGGCGAGCCTCGGCTACTGGCGCCCGAGCTGCATCCTGCAGGCCTACGGCAAGCAGATCGTCGGCGACAGCCAGAGCGGCAAGCTCGGCATCCTCGATCCGAACACACATGAGGAATGGGGCGAGCCGCAGCGCGTCGATTTCACGTTCCAACCTGTCTACGCGAATCGTCAACGCCTGTTCGTATTCACGTTCGAGCTGCACGTCGGCGCCGGGGTGGGCGCCATCACCGGACAAGGCGCCGATCCGCTCGCGACGCTGTTCATCTCGAGCGATGACGGACAGACGTGGCGCGCAAAGAACGTGCGCTCGATCGGCAAGATCGGCCAGTACAAGAAGCGCGTGCGCTGGCATTGCCTCGGCGCGCATCGCGCGTTCGTGCCGCGCGTGCAGATCACAGATCCCGTGCCGGCATTCGTCGTCGATGCGCTGATCGAGGCAGAAGGCGGCACGGCATGAGGGTGAGGATAGATCGATGATCGACCCGGCTCTTATGGTCGGCGGTGTCACCTCGGTACTCGGTGGCATCTTCGGCAGCAGCTCCGCAAAGAAGGCGGCGCGCGCGCAAGCTGAAGCTCAGCGCGCAGCGATTGCCGAACAGCGGCGCCAATTCGACGAGACGCAGCGCTTGCTTGCGCCGTACCGTGGCGTCGGCGAGCAGGCGATCGCGCAGTACAACCGCCTGATGGGACTTGGAGGCGAAGCTCCGGACTACTCGACGTTCTTCGCCTCGCCCGATTATCTGTGGGCCCTACAGCAGGGGCAGCAGGCGCTCGAGCGCAGCGCCGCCGCGCGCGGAGGCCTGTTCAGCGGAAACACCGGCGTCGCGCTCACCGAGTTCGGGCAGGGTCTCGCGAGTCAGCAGCTCGGCAATTACATGAACCGGCTCACACAGCTCATGGGAATTGGGCAGAGCTCGGCCGCCGGCACGGCTGCAGCAGGTCAGCAAACGGCACAGGGCATCGCGGACAGTCTCGCCGGAATTGGCGATGCGCGCTCAAGCGGCATCATCGGCGCAAACAACGCCTGGATGAATGCGCTCGGGCGGATAGGCGGGCTCGCGATGGACTACTTCGACCGGCGCAATCAGCGCACGAGCGGCATGCAGCAGCAGTAGGCTCGCTATGGCTCGCACGAATCCGCTGATCGCGCTGTCCGGCCAGGCGCCGGACTTCATGAAGCCGTACCTCGCGCTGCAGGACAATCGTCGCGCGAATCGCCTTGCGTCGCTGCAAGAGCAGCAGATGCAGATGGCGCAATCGGAGCTCGAGCAAGAGCGTGCGCGCCAGGAGCGCGTACGCAATGCGCTCGATCAGCTCGCATCGCCGGATCTCCCATCGCAACAGCGACAGGCCAACGTCGTGCGGCTCTACGGCGACGATCCTCGCGTGGCGCAGGGCGTACAGCAGCAGTTAGTGCAATCGGAACAACTGCAGCGGCAACGCGAGCTCGACGAGGCACGTCGTCATTACCTTGAGGCCGAATACGTCCTGCGCAACCCCGAGTACGCCGTCGACATCTGGCGGCGTGCCGCGCCGGACGAGTATTCGGCGTTCGCGCAGCAACTCGGCCGAGAGCCGACACCGCAAGAGGTCATCCGTCTCGCTCACCAGGCGCGCGCGCACTACGGCCCGCTCGCTGGCATTGATCCCATGGCAAGTCGTAGCGATCTGCCTGCGGCTGTGCAGGAATGGCAGTACTACAGTTCGCTCCCGCCGGAGCAGCAGCAGCGCTACCTGCAGATGAAACGCGACACTGATCGCGTCGTTGACATCAGTGGCGTGCCGACTGTCGTGCAGATGGGCGTTCAGCCGACTATGCAGCCGCTGTCGACGATTGAGCGTGAGGCGACGGCCGCAGGGCAGATACGCCGCGCGCAGGCGCAGGCGACCGCCGATGTCGAGCAAGAGAAAATCCAGCGGCAGAACGAGCAGGCATATAACGCCTATCGGAGCGCGATGCTGTCGCTCGAGCAGGCGATGGAAGAGACGGAGACAGGGCCGATCGCAGGCCTCCTGCCGGCTTTCACGGCCGCGCAGCAGACGGCAGAAGGCGCGGTCGCCGCGATGGCGCCGATTTTGAAGCAGTTGTTCCGATCGGCCGGTGAGGGTACGTTCACCGATCGCGATCAGGATCTGCTGCTCGATATGGTGCCCAAGCGCACCGATCACCCGGAGGCGCGCCGGGCGAAGATCGCAATAATCAATCAGATCGTCGCCGACAAACTCGGCATCCCGAAGGCCGGCTCGCAACCGCCGGCGCCTGCCGTCGGCACCATCGAGGATGGCTATCGCTTCAAGGGCGGTGATCCAGCCAATCCGGCTAACTGGGAGAAGCTGTAGTGGCCGCGCCTTGGGAAAAGTATCAACAGCAGACCGCCCCGACGGCTGGGCCGTGGGAAAAGTATGCCGCAGCGGCAGCAGACGAGGCGCCCGTCGTCGAGGCTGCGCAGCCTGCGCAACCGCAGCGGAGCACGCTGCGCAGCATCGCCGAATCGCCGCTAGGTGTGGGTGAGGTTGCGCTGTCAGGAATCACAGGAACGATTGCGCAGATCCCCGCAGGATGGGCAGGTCTTGCGACTGCAGCAGGACGCAAGCTCGGGCTCACCAATGCAGATCCCGCAGACGTCGTGCGCAGTGTGGAGGAGCGTTTCTCGTATCAGCCTCGCACCGCATCGGGACAAGAGATTGCCGGACTGATCGGGCGCGGTGTCGAAGCAATCGAGCAGGCATCACGTCCTGTGATGGCGGGCATCGGAAAGGTCAGCCCGACCGCGGAGAACGTCGTGCGCACTGTGGTTCCGGCGGGCATTGAGGCCCTCGCCACCGTGGCACCGCTGGCCCGCGTGCCCGGCGCTGCCGCGCGCGCGGCAGCGCAAGCAAAGCCGCCGGCTCCGACAACGGAGCAGCTCAAGAAAGCGGCTCAGATGGCGTATCAACGCGCCGAGCAAGCCGGCGTTGTCGTGAAGCCGGAGAGCATCGAGGGACTGCAGACGCGCATCGTGCAGCAACTGACGCGCGAAGGCATCGACCCGGCCTTGCACCCTGCGACGACGGCGGCCGTGCGTCGTCTCAGCGAGCGCGAAGGCCCGCTGACGCTCGAGCGCGTCGAGACGATGCGGCGCGTGGCCAATGAGGCGCAGAAGGCCGCTATGCAGCCCGCTGATCAGCGGCTCGCGGCGATGCTGGTGGACGAGCTCGACGACTTCATCGATCGGCTCGGCCCGAAGGACATCATCGCAGGCGATGCACAGGCAGCGTCGCAAGCACTGCGCGACGCTCGCAATCTCTGGTCTCGAGCGCGCAAGGCGGAATTCATCGATGAATTGATCGACCGCGCGCAGACGCGAGCGGGCGCGCACTACACGCAGGCGGGCATGGAGCATGCGTTGCGGCAGGAGTTCAAGACGCTGGCGCTCAATAAGCGACGCCTGCGGATGTTCACGCCAATGGAGCAGGCCGCGATCAAGTCAATCGCACGTGGCTCGCGCATCGAGAACACGCTGCGCAACCTCGGCAAGTTCGACCCGACGTCAGGCGGCATGGCGGCCTTCATCTCCGCGGCGCTCGGTGGCGGCCTTGGCGGCCTTGCCGTTGCCGCCGGCGGCGGCCTTGCCGTTGCCGGCGCCGGCGGTGTCGCCGTGCCCGCAATCGGAATCGTTGCCAAACGCGCCGCCACCGCGCTGACGAGCCGGAAGGTCAATCGCCTGCAGGAACTCATGCGCCGCGGCCCCGAGGGCTCGGTCGATCCCGCGGAGGTCATGGCCGCCGCCCGCGCACAGCCTCAGACGGCACCGGCCGCGCCTCGCGGGCCTGTGGCGGCACTGCCTGCGCCTGAGATGATCGCTACGCCGGGCGGCGCAGTAGCGACCGAAGCGACGCTGCGCGATCTCGGTCTTACGCCAGACGTGATGCGTGCAGGTGCGTTGCACCCCGGCGCAGAACGTCTCGTCGACGTGCCGCCGCCACCGCCGCCGATTGGTTTGCCGGCACCTGGGCAGGTAGCGATCCCGATGACGAATGCCGAGATCGAAGCCGCTCGGCGCGCAGCGGAGATCGGTCTCACACCGGACATCATGCGCGCTTCGGCCGCGCATCCGGGCGCGCCACGTCCGGCTGTGCCTCCGCCGCAGCCGGCACTTCCGCCGCCATCTGCAATTCAGCCTCGCGCGCCCGATCCGATGATCGTCGATTCCGCAGGGCGCGTCGCTACGAGCCCGCAAGAGCTGCAAGCGTACAGGCAAGACTTCGGGATCGAAGGACTGCGAAACGTGCGGCAGCCGCAGATGCGCGATGCGCCCGAGCGCGAGTCGATGGCAGCAATGCTCAGGCCCATCGAACTGCGCGGCGATGAAATCGGGAGCGCGCGGCAGCCCATCGAAAAGCTACGGCGCAACGCCGCGGCAATCGCGCGGATGAAGTTTGCCGGCAGGACCGTGACCAACGCATTCGATGGTTCACAGATCCGCATTCCATGGACCGCCATCAAGCACGCGCTGTCCGGCAATGTGAGCCGTAACGCGATGCTCGCAATCACAAGGCTCGATGAGGTGCTGCAGGCCGCTCGCCCGGTAGATGTGCAGACGGATCGCTTAGGTCGGCGCGCAATCCGCGCGGTCTATCACTACGAGACGCCGATGGTGATCGGCGGGCAGCCCGTGACAATTCGCTCAATCGTGCGGGAACACGACGACGGGCGGCGCTACTACGACCATTTCGAGGTGCGGCGGGAGAAATCAGGAGAAGGCCCCGCAGCTGGCGGTCCGCGGTCACCTCTCCAGTTAGGTGGCGGGGCC